TTCTAGCACTTTCTTTGCAGTTGAAACGCTTGAAATGGCTTCTTCTTTTTCAGTAATTGTTGCTTCTAATTTAGCAATCTCGGATGCAGATTCTTCTAATTTTTTAGATATCTTAGCAACTTCAGTACCTTCACTTAATTGTGAGGTCATAAATTCGCCTGCGAATGTTTCAAAAATTTTACGGCCAAACTCGTTTTCTTTAGCCGACTGGATGTCCTCTTTAAGAACAGCCAATTCAGAACGTAAAGCAGTTTCGATAGTCTTTTCGACTAATTCTGCTGAACGTTTGATAAATGAATTCTTAGTTTTAGTAAGAATTTCTTTACCTTCTGCTACCATACGTACTTTAGTTTCTACTAAATCACGTTTATCATCGTGGAACTCAGCCAATTCACGTGAAAGTTGTTTAACAACGAATTCTTTAGTTCTATCTAAATGTTCGTTTACTTTCGTGCGGTCTGCTCTAAGTTCTTTAACTTCTGATGCTAATTGAGAAGTAATGAATTTTTCAAGGAGAGATGCATGTGAAGAAATTGCTTTCTTATATGCAACACGTTCTGCGATTAGTTGTTCACGGTCTGTCTTGAACTCTTCCATTTCAGTTTTAATTGCTGTTGAAAGCATGTTATCCATGGCTTCTACAATTACTGATTTGTCGTGTTCAAACTTTTGTGCGAACTCTTCACGCAACTCGGCTGTTATCTCCTCTCTTGCTTCATTTATTTGTGCTTCCCAAGCCTCTGATATTTGCACTGAAACTTCTTCAGATAAAACGTCAGACTCAAGAAGACCAGCAAGGATTTCATTTGTTGCCATTGTTGGTTCTCCTTCTTCTATTAAAGTTTAAGTTCTCTAATGAACTTAACTATTTCTTTTGACAAGTACTTTTGTGCGAACTTGTCGTGTTGAACACTCTGTGCTAACTTCCATGTTTCGTAGCCGCCATTCATGTTCATTAATCCTTCGTATATTGCTTTTGGATATGCGTCCGGGGCACTTGGCTGTGCCACAATATCGACAGTGATAATTTCATAATTGCTCACTTTACCAGCGTGGTCAACTTCACCAGAACCACGAGACGAGACACCTAAAGTGGCACCTGATTCGATTAATGTTCTGATAATGTTACCCATTGGTGTAGGAACAATTTTTAGTTTACCAAATCCGTCAGAGCCGTCCATCCACATATTTTCAATAATATGTGAAACACGGTCGACATTGACTGTTAATTCAGGTGGGTGGTCGCATTCGCCTAACACTGGATATCCTTCCTTAATTCTTTTCTGGACTGATTCCACTGCTTTAGTAATTTCGTTCACAGGGTACATTCTTTGGTTGGCATTCTTAACGTCACCTTGGACGAAAATACCTTCCATAAACATACTCTTTTCACCTGACTCGTTCTCAACAATACGTGACTTAACGTTTGCTTGATTATGTGTATATTTTTCAATAAGAACTGTCATTGGTTTCTCCAAATAGATATTTTGTTACTTAGGCTTTTTTCGGTGCTGGTGCTTTCTTGTTACCAACTGTGTTTACATTACCTGTTTTCATATCTCCTGCTGTTGCTGAGCCGCCTGATGTGTTACCATCATTTTGTCCAACTGGTCCTGCATCACTTTCGTCTGCACCACCATCTTTGGCTACTGGTGAAGAACCTTCTCCATCATCGCCTTCTTTAGCAGTTGCTGGAATAGTATACTCTTCCAACTTTTCGTCTTCGTCTAAGTCTTCAGATGCCGCTTCTTCAACTGATTCATCAGTTTCTTCTGCTTCTTCGAAAGTTTCTTCAACTGACTCTTCCATTTCTGGCTCATCAATATCTAAATCCATGTCCATATCCATGTCCATGTCTTCGCCTTCTTCATCTTCATCTTCTGCATTATCTTCTTCACCTGACATAATTTTTTCAAATTCTGCTTCTAGGTCTGATAACGCTGACTCTAAATCTTCTACTCTGTCTTCCATATCTTCAGCAGGTGCTTCTTCATCACTCATTTCTAAGTCATCAATAGCCTCTTCGTCTGATACGTCTTCATCGTCAAAGATTTCTTCATTTTCAATTTCATCAGAATCTTCTTCGATATCGTCTACCAAAGTTTCTGACTCTTCTATTTCCTCAAGTTCTTCTTCTACAACTGTGTCGCTTTCGTTAAGAGAATCCTCGTGGATTTGTCGTGCTTGTTCAACAACAAAGTCATGTAAAAGCGATTCGGCTTTTGCAGTTTCCTCATTGATTAACAATTCTAGCACTTGTTCTAGTGTACTTCTTGACATTATAAGTCTCCTTAAAAATCTTATTCATACCACGCAATTGCGGCAGGGTTATAGAATCACACACATAAACTAATAATAAGTCTATAGTGGGTTTCATACACAAGTATTTATAGGGATTAAGTGAGTATATGGATAATACACTCGGAAATGAGCAGTTTTTTCGGTTATTGCTCTTAACCTAAGATATTTAGTAAGTTTTACTATTCTTTAAAACTATACTTAATAGCAAAATACAGATATTATAAGTCTAATTCTCCAGCACCACCAGCCGCTGTTGCATCTGCCGGTCCATACTGTTTCTTAACTTGTACATCTTCTGATGCTTTTTGAAACTTTCTATATTCTCTTATTTTTCTTAATTTAGAAAGATGCACAAGAGTCAGACGAGTTTTACGAGTATCACTTAAGTCGATAGCCGTAAAATCATCATCTTCTGGTGAATAGTTTTCATTTATTTCAATATATTTCATACTAGTATTTATGCATCCACGTCAGTATCAGTGTCTGAACCGCCAGATTCATCACCAGAAATAACTGAGGCATCTGCATCTGCATCATCACTATCTAAGTCATCGAAGTCATCGCCTCCAGCATCAAAGTCGCCACCTGCAGGTCCTGGAGATGCTCCAACCCCTTTAAGTCCGTCATCACTGCCTTGCATTGGGTCATCAACGTTACGTTCTTCTTTCCATAACTTTGAATTTTCTAAGATTTCTTCTTCAGAAAGTCCTAAGAAGCGTTTCATTGCAAAACGCTTACTAACGTAATCTGCACCTTCGATACTTGTAAATACATTCATTGCTACTTGGTCTACTTCTGCTTGACGATACTTGCCAAAGTTCTGAACAACGTTGAATGACAAATCAAAAGAACTACTTTCAATCATAACACCACGATGTTTTAAGAACATCTTAAATTCTTTATCTAATTCTTCGACAATAAGTTGTTGTAGTCTTTCACAATATTTCGTAAATCTAAACTCTTGTATCATTGCAGTACCAGTTCTACCGTCATTAAACGCAGAACCATTTGCATCCATACCACCCAAATAACTTGGTGGCACACGTAAACCTCTTAATAGTTTATCATTGAAGAATTTCAAGTCATCAATTTCACCTAAGTTTTCACCACCTGGTAGTGTTTCAACTTTAGAACCACGACCTTCAGCCGTTTGAGCAAAGAAGTAATCTTCCATGATAGAAAGTGGATTGTATGCACTATCAACAACGTTAGCACCACCACCAGTTTTAGATGGGATTCTTCGTTGATGAATTTCATTCTTAATACGTTCTAAGTGTTGACGTGCTTTATGAGTTGGCATATCACCAACGTCAATATAAAATACTCTACGTTCTGGCGCTCTTTGAACACGATAGATAATGATAGAGTCTTCTAATAATTCTTTTTGTTTATATACTTTAAACACAGGCTCAAGCATACTTGTGCCGAAAGGCCAGTATTGGTCGATACCTTCACTTAAAGATACATGAATAACATGCTTGGCGTCAATCGCCGTTGTCGTTACATCTTGTGCAAATCGAGAACCACCTTCTGCACCAGAAGAATAACTCTGTTGCATACCAGCAGTAGACGTAGGAATACCCATCTTCTGGCTACCAGTCTGTGATAGTTTTACTGTGTCCGCAGTAATGTTAAGACTTTGCATATTAATATCTAAGTCTTTGATATAATATGCTTCAATTTTCTTGCCTTTACCTTCGTTTACAACAACTTTTTCTACTTTCGCTGGATTTACCCAATATAACTTATATGTTTCTGGGTCTCTTACGAATAATTGGTCACCATATTTGACTGTATTTCTAAAAATTCTAAAAATACGTTTGTTCATTTTGTTCATTGAACACCATTGGCGCAATGATTTCTGAAGTACCTCATTCTCTGTGTATGATGGGTCATCATTGAACTGAATATTAAATGGCAATTTAGTGGTTTCACTAAACAACGTAGAAAACTCAGCAATAGTATCTAATGCCGCGTTAACTTCTGAATCCATATCCATTTGGTCATATTGCCCATATCTTTGGGCTCTATTGGGTTGTCCCATATAGACTTCTGGCAGCCAACTGCTATATTTTGAACTCGATGCATTATTAGATGCGGGTCCAGTAGCATCTGTGGATGGGCGTGGTACACCATCATATGTTTTAAAGTACTTTTTCCAGGTCATAATTTTATCCTAATTTTATCTATATTAACACATTCCGTGTACATTGTCAACCCTATCACTGTGATAGTGTACCAATTAATATTTCAAGTTTACCCAATAATTTAATTTGAGACTCCAACATTGTTTTGCCGTTTGCTCCGTCCGCATATCCGGTCCCCATTAGAGATGTTAGTGTGTTTTTTAGAGTTTCTAATTCTGCTTGTTTT